TTTTAGAGGCCAATGGTAAAGAAGATGAGGCCTTCTATTTTGAAATGATGGTTGATTGGTTACAACAAGGCAAACCAATACCAACCACCGAAGAACAAACAATAACTGCCTTGGGAATATAGGAGAAACTATGATAGCTACAATAGCAACAGTGGACATTTTAAACCTAGCAATCGACCAAATAGATGATAATAGAGTCGGTGATGCTAAAGATACATTAATTACATATAGAGATAAACTTCAAAATGAAATTGATGAGTTTGATAAATGGGCTCAAACACAATCAGAAATTCACACTTCATTAGAACTAGAAGCGGAGGGTAAATAATATGGAAGCACTTTTATTAATGCTTGTTATAATAATGTTTGCTGTTTTGATAACATATAGTGGTGAGATTTATTTGTATCTTTCTTTAACATTGGGGTCATTAATGGCAGATGTACAAGATAAGATAAAATCAATCATAGGTAGAAAAAAGTAGATGATGTACTACTCACAAAGAGTTTGTTTTGCCAATCCTGGTGTGTCCAGGTCAGTTCCAGGATCAAAAAAATCAATAAAACAGACACTTTTAGAAGTATTGACAAAATAACGATTTTAGTATATAATGAGAGAAGTGACTAAAAAAGAAAGATTAAAAATAGCTAGACAAAAACATTACAAGTGGATTAGATCACTTGGTGTTGATATAGATTTAGAAACTGGTAAAGTAAATAACACATTTGAGGGTTATGATTTACCAAATTTAAAATGTAGGCCATCATTGCCTACAAGTGACCGAATTACAGGTGATACTAAAAAGAGAATATACTCCACACAGTTGCCTGTAGGTAAAACAATTAGTGTGGCGTACAATAAAGGTCCTTATATGATTGTTGACGCTAAGGACTTTAAAACTATGGGAAGGAAAATATAGTATGAGAACAATGATGTTAATAACAATTATCACATTGATGACCGTTGCTTTAGCAAAAGCTGAAGAAACTGTTTTTGTGAAGGGTAAGAATTTTGTCACAACTGAGATAAATGACATTAAGGAATACCAAAAAACCCAATGGCAAAAAGGCAAAGAACAAAATGCTAAGAATTGGGAAAAAATTAAATCTTTATTAGGTATTAATTAATATGTTGCATAGGATTAGTGATCTTTGTAAAAAAATAGACGGTCTTAAATTACAAAGTGACCGTCTATACAATACAAAATATAATATGCCTAAAACAAAAGAGAGGGACGCTGAAGTTGATTATCTAATACAAGATATTCAATATATTTGTAAACTAATATCCGAAGATAAGGGGAGATATGACCGATAAAGAAGTTACATTAAAAAACCTATTGAGAGAAAAGGAAGAGTTAGAATCTGAATTAGAGTTTAAAGGTGGTATTGATTCGGAAATTGAGGCTAAAATTTACGAAATTAACGATACTATTGAGAAAATCAGTTAATGTTCTGGTTTTGTTCTGGCTTGCCAAATATAGAAATATATGATACGATATACAAATATTAACTTAACAAAAGGAAAATACTATGTCATTTAAATACGATAAAGAAAACTTATTCAAAGAATTTGATGTTGCAAAACAAAAAGATATCGCTTTGTCTAAGAAAAAAACACTAGAAGAAAAAGAACACGATATCCATACAAATAGAATACAATTTATGAAAGACCATATTGAGTTAAAAAAAACTAATCCGTCTTATTATGAATTTGTTGATATTAAATTTGATAACTTATTAAAAGTTTATGAGAGTGCTGATCCAAGAGATACTTTTTATAGAGTTGTTTTTGGTAAATCTTATATGGCTAAAAAGTTAGAACAAGAAGCTGAACTATATAATGAAAATGTACAAGAAGCTTAGTCTTTTATTAATATTATTAATTATGAATGCTTGTGCTAGTAGTAGAAGTCAAGTTGGTGCTACCTTAGGTGCAACCACGACTACTGGTACTTGTGTTACTATGGGTATTGATAATCCATATGCAATAGCTACTTGTGCTGTTGCAGGTGCATTTGCTGGAGCTGAGATTATGTACAAGTCTGATTATGATATACACAATGCAGTATTTGTAGATCACTTAAATAGAGGCACTTCTTCATCATATACAAATTGGTATAATGAAAAGACAGGTAATTCAGGTAATATAAAAACATATAGTACGTATATGGAAGGACCTTTTAAGTGTAAAGATTATGACGCAACAATTGATATTACAAATCAATGGCCATTAATTGGTATAGGTGCAGTAAATAGAGAAATGGTATTTGGTACAGCTTGTCAAGCACCAGATGGAAGATGGATAGAAAAAAATTAATGAAAATAAAAAAGAATAGTCATTTAAGGGACGGATTATTTTGGTATATTGTAATTATTACTATATTTTGGTTTGGTATGATATTTTGGGGTATTGCAAAAGCAGGTGAGCCTGTATTGTATTCAAAGATTAAAGAAATACCACCTGAAAAAAGTGGTGGTCAATATTGTTATGTAAAAGTAGAAATTAAACAAGAGGGTGACAATATTGTTAAACAAGAAATTTTGGAGTGTGCTGATGGTAAAAAAGGTATTGAAACACCAGGTTATTGGGAGTTATTTGCTCAGTTTTACTACCGTGATGTATCAGCTCCAGAATATTGCCGATATTATAGTCGGCCAGCTCACGTCTTTAAATCGTTCGGAAAGACGTGTTTAAACAAGGACGGTCAATGGGAGGTGAAATGATTAAGAACTTAATCATAATCTTACTTCTAATAGTTATCTATATGGGGCTTAGTTGGGAAGAGTTTTTAGCCTACGGCTACCTAGGGCTTGACAAAATACAAGAAATAGTATATACTATTCAAAGTGAGGTTAAATAATATGATGAAAATGACAAAACTCGCAGGAGTTGTAGTTGCAGGATTATTAGTAGCTAATTGTTCAGCAACGTATAAAATGAAATCTGAGAATGGCAAAATTCTTAATGAGGTACCAAAATGGTATATGGCCGATTTTTCAGAAAGTAAGGCGTGTGATACGCCAATGTTTGGTAAAGACAAAGATAAAATGTGTATCTTTGGTGTTGGTACTGCTGTATCGCCAGACCTTAATTTAGCAATAGAAAAAGGTATGATGATTGCAAAAGCAGAATTAGCTGACATTATCAAAGGTGAAATGAATAAGTCTTCTAAACAATTTATTACAGAACTTGGAAAGACACATAACAAAACTACTGTATCTGAGGTTGAATCTACAATTGTAAATTTAATTCAAAATACTCCAGTTAGAGGTTATGAAATCTTTGCTAAAGATGTAACTATTACTAAGCAAAAATATTATAGAGCTTGGATTGGTTTAAGATTGCCATTAGGTGAATATAATAAGATGTATAACTTTACAATTGCTGAAGCTGTTGACGCTTATAATGTAAAAGAAAAAGCAAATGTAGCTTACAAGAACTTATTAAAGGATACTAATAATGCAGATAGTAATATACAGTAAAGAGAACTGTACCTATTGTGTCAAGGCCAAAAACTTGATGAAGAATCTTGGCCTTGATTATGAAGAAAAGAAGTTGGAAAGTTTTGAGTCTCCTCAAAAAATGTTTGAAGACATTGGTAAACAAGTTAGATCAATGCCTCAAATTAAAATTGATGGTCAATTGATTGGGGGATATAATCAATTAGTAGAACATTTTGCTGAGAAAGGTAAAGTAAACTTTAAAGGCGAAAAGCTCTAATGAGTGATGAAAAAATTATTTTATTTCCTTTAGACAGAATTAAAAGGTCTGATAAAATAAACCAAGACCCTAAAGTAAATGAAAAAAAGACGGCTAAAATACAATTAGAAAAAACTAAAGAATTTGTAGAAACACACGTTGATGATATGGCTATGATGTTATTGAGAAAGTTTGTTGAAATGGCAGTTAAAACAGATAAACCAGAATTTACAAAAGGATTATCTGTATTAATTGATACATTAAGAGGAATGTTATATAGAGATTTTGATTTGAAACATCCATCACAAAGTTTTGTTGATGAGTTGGTAACAATTAAAGAAACAAGAAATGGACCACAAGCAGAAATTAATTATAGTAAGCTTATGGTAAATAACTCAGTAAGTAAAAAACCTTTATCAAAAGAAATTACGGAAGAGATTAAATTTCATAATGAGGGTTGGGAAGATTTTAATGATGATTTTGATCCACAAAATTAAACGAAATTCCACAGGAATCGCCTTTGCAGGTAGTAAAATAGTTAACTTAACAGGAGTAAACAATAATGTTTAACTTTTTATTTAATAAAGGAGAAGATATGAAAGTATCAAAAACTCAAAAGGTATTAAACCTTTTAAATTCAGGTAAAGAAATTACTTGGAAAACTCTAAGACAAAAATTTGATCTTAGATCACCGACTTCAATGATCGGTAAATTAAGAAACCAAGGTGTAATGATTTATACAAATAAATCTAAATCTGGTGTTTCTTATAGAGTAGGCACTCCATCAAAAGCTGTTATCGCTGCTGGTCAAAGAGCATTATTCGGTAATACTGCTTACGGTGCATAATATAAGTATTAGTGTGGTGGCGAGAAATCGCCACCCATTTTTATTTAAGGAGATTTATGGCAGAATATAATAGACAAAATGTGATTAATGCAATTGAACAACACGCAAAAGGTCATATTGCAAAGCACTCAATGAATGTTGAAGTGTATTTAAAAAATGCAGCTGGTGTGGGTGAACATCCAGACATTTTAGAAGCTATTGAAAAAGAATTAGAACTGATCGCTAAGTACCACGATCAATTAGAAGTTATCAATAAATATTTTAAATGATCTTAGTTGATTTAAACCAAGTATTAATATCAAACCTTATGGCACAAACCAGAGGTCAACCTATATTACCTGATAAAGAAATGGTAAGACATATGGTGATTAATGCTTTAAGAGGTTTTAATATCAAGTTTAAAGAAGAATATGGTGATATGGTTTTATGTTCAGACGCTTCTAATCCTTGGCGTAGGGAAATATTTCCACTTTATAAACATAAAAGAAGAAAAGGAAGAGATGAATCTGAAACAGATTGGGTAAAAGTTTTTGAAATTATATCAGATATAAAAAATGAAATTAGAGATAACTTTCCTTACAAAGTTATGTATATTGAAAACGCAGAAGCTGATGATATAATTGCTACATTGGTAAATGAACAAAAGTATCCTATCTATTTAATTATATCTGGTGACAAAGATTTTATACAACTACAACACCACGGTAATGTATATCAATGGTCACCTTTATTAAAAGGTTACATAGGTGAACAAGAAGACCCTAAGAAATTTTTACACGAACAAATTATAAGAGGTGATAGAGCTGATGGTATTCCAAACATATTAAGTCCTGATGATGTATTTGAAAAAGGTATTAGGCAAAAACCTATCAATGCAAAAAGATTGGAAGAGTGGAGTAATTTAGATAACATACCTTTAGGGTCAGAAACCAGAAAGTATTATGAAAGAAATAAGAGATTAATAGATTTATCTATGATACCAGAAAACATAAAAACTGATATTATAAATAAGTATAAGACATATAAAGTACCAGGTAAAGATAAACTTTTACCATACTTTATAGAAAACAAACTAAAGACATTAATGGAAAACATTGGTGATTTTTAATATTCGAATATTGGAGTAATTATGTCAAAAGAAACATTACAAAATCCTAACCTTATGAATAAGAAGGCTATGGAAAGAAGTATGACCACTAGCGGGTCGGCAGCTCCCCTTGCAAGCGAAATATTTACAAAAGTCAATAATGCAAAAGATAAACCTAAAAAGATTAGTGTTCTAAAAGAAAACGATAGTCAAGGATTAAGAATGCTTTTAAAGGCAGCCTTTGATCCTAAGATTAAGTTTGATATGCCAGAGGGTAATCCGCCTTATATAGCTAATGAGGCACCTGAGGGCACAGAACATACTTCTTTATTATCAGAAGCAAAAAGACTTTACATATTTTGTAAAGGTGGTAGCAATATACCAAAACTAAAAAAAGAAACCCTTTTTATACAAATGCTAGAGGGTTTACATCACAAGGACGCTGAGGCGTTGCTTGTAATTAAAGATAAGTCATTAAATAAACAATACAAAGGTCTTACCGAATCAGTGGTAAAAGAAGCTTTTGGTTGGAATGACAACTTTATGACAAAATAATACTATTGGGGGTGGTCAGAACTGACGCACCCCCATAGAAATCACTGATTTTACACACTTTTTTCTTAAAAATAACACTTGCTTTATCCTCTGGATATGTTATAGTATACCAATATAACAAGAAAGGATAAATATATGAGATACTTTATTACATTAATAACCATTTTAGGTACAATTTTTATGTTCCTAATGTATGGTTTCAATACTGCTAATGCAAATGAATATAACAAAGCAGTTATCGGAAACATCATACAAAATGAAGTGAACGGTACAAAAGTTGATGTAAGTAAAATTATGGAGCAAGAAATGGAAAAAATTGCTCATCAATTTGCGCTTGAATCGGTTACAATACTACAAAAATATTTACCAACTATTATAGACGGTATCTTAGCTGATATGAGATTGAAAGCGGATAAAGAATACAAGTGTGCTTTACTCAAAGGTTCTAAAATAGAGGACGATTGTAAATGAGTTTTATACCTTACGAGGTACTAATTATTTTGTTAGGCGGTATAGCAATAGGTGTTATACTTAAAATACAAGAATTAATACAAAGAAAAGGAATTTGTAAACAATGCCAAAGAGAACTAGAAAATCAGAAGTGAAAAAGGTTTTGAAAAGAGAATTGGCTAGTCGCAATAAGTATAAAACTACTTATAAGGATATAAAGTATTTTTTTAATATGATTAATAGAGTAGTATTTAAAAATAAACTTTCACCCTTTAATGATATAAAAATTAAAAAGATTTATAGAGATAATACTGACAAATTTTGTTATGGACAAGTCACAATACATAGTTGGTTAAGAAAAGGCACGGTACAATATCATTTAGAAATGTTGCCTTATTATCATAACAAAAAAGAATTTGTGGACACACTTGGACACGAAATGGTACATCTTTATCAAATGGCCAATAAAGGTGATACTGGTAATCATAACAAGCTATTTTATAGCTTTAGGCCAAAACTTAACGCTATAGGGTTAGACCTATAATGGGAGAAATATATAATGAACAAAGTGAAAATAAAGAAACAAAAAAAGTTTAAGGATCCTTTTCTTAAACCTGTAATAATGAACTCGTTAGATAAACTGAATGAGGTTCTATGGTTAAAACAACCAGGCACAAAAGAAATTTACTATGAGGGTAATTTCCAAGAAGATGTGTTAAACAATTTTTCTCAAAAACAATCAGAAAAGATATTTAAAAAAATGAAAGAGTATCAATCAAATACCTGTTTATCATTTTTTCAAAGAAAAGTTAAAGCAGTTAAAAATTCTGATTTGTTAGAAATGGATGTTAACAAAGAACCAACGCATTACTACGAGTACATTGTATGCAAACAGTAAAAATAGTATTCAAAACATTATCGGTAGTTTTTATTGCTATTTTCTTAACATTGACCTGGATAGGTTATGTTGAAAATAGTGAACAACGAATAAAAAAAGTTAAGCCTATATTACCAGATTTTGAACACGACACCAATCAGGCATTTTTAGATGATGTAAAAAAATGTGTTAAGTATGTTTACTATCATAATGACGATATAGTAAAGGTAAATTTAGAATTGCTTTTAGCACAGGCAGCTTTAGAAAGTGCTTGGGGTACAAGTAGGTTTGCAAAAGAGGGTCATAATCTTTTTGGTATTCGTACATATGATTTGAGAGAACCACATATGTTGCCTTCTAATAAAGCTAGGAAATGGGGTGTTAGGGTTTATAAACACGAATGTGATAGTGTTAAGCATTATATGAATATATTAAATAATGGTTCTGCTTATGAAAGATATAGAAAAGTAAGAGATAGTGGCGTTAATGATTCTATTATTTTATTAAATACTTTAGACGCATATGCTTCAGATAAAAATTACTTTCCTAAAGTTAGAGATATAATATTAAAGATAAGAAAAGAGTATAATTAACCTAAATATAAAATAGATTATGCAAGGTAAAATTGAAACTTGGTTTCCTACATCAATTTATATTGTTGATTTAAAACAATATAATTTTAATGAAATGGTAGATGAAATAAAAAAAATAAGTTTCAATTCAAAGAGAAGTGAATTTCTAAGTAGAGATAGTTATAATGATGATGTAAAACACTTAGAAAACCCCCTACATAAAAATATAAAATTTGAAAACTTATTTAACGATATTTTGAAACATTGCAGAACTTTTTTAAAAGCAATGGGTTATGAAAATGTAAACCAAGCTAAGATTGATAATTCCTGGTTTAACATATATAATAAGGGAGATTTTGTACATAAACATATACACGGAGGTAGTGTATTAAGTGGTGCATATTACTTAAAAACTAGTGAAAATGATTTTATTACCTTTTATGCAAAAGATGACGCTACATTAGCAGCTAATAATCCTAATGAATTGACAATAGATAGTTGTAATTATAAATGTGAACAAGGAAGATTGTTATTATTTAAAAGTAGTACGGCTCACTCAACAAATAAACAAGAGGGAGATGAAAAGATAGTTTTATCTTTTAATATCGGATTTTAAATGTTTACGATTATAATAACTTTTTTATCAGCTATTTCTATATCTATTATAGCAGCTGGTTATTCAATCATAGGTCTAGCAACTTTGTTTGCTGGCGCTACTGTCCCTATTATAGCAATGGGAAGTGCTTTAGAGATTGGTAAACTTGTAGCAGCTAGTTGGTTGTATAATAACTGGCGCTCAGACTTAGTACCCAAAACATTAAGAGCATACTTGTTTGTTGCTGTTATTGTTTTGGTATTCATTACATCTATGGGTATTTTTGGTTTCTTATCAAAAGCACACCTTGACCAAGTAAAACCAACTTCATCTAATAACATTAAAGTAGAATTAATAGATAAACAAATTGCACAACAACAATCAATTGTAGATAGATCACAAAAGACCATAACTCTATTAGACCAGACACTTGAAAAATATATTGATATGGAATATGTAACAAGAGGTCTAAAAGAAAGAGAGAAACAAAAACCAGAAAGAGAAGCCTTAACAAAGGCAATCAATGAGGCAAGTGATAAGATTGCACAACTAACAAATCAAAAAGGTACTTTACAATTAGAACAAGATAAGATAGAGGCCGAAGTGGGACCTATCAAATATGTTGCAGAATTAATTTATGGTGATACAGCAAAAGACCACTTTGATGAAGCTGTTAGAATTGTAATATTAATATTGATATTTGTATTTGACCCATTGGCCGTATTACTATTAATAGCTGCCAACATATCTTTAAGACAATATAGAATGAAAAAGAAATTAACACAAGTTGATAAAGAGGATGAGCTTAAAAAACAAGTTGAAAGATTAGCGAAACAAAAAAAGAATCTACAAGATAAACAAAGGGATTATAAGAAATTTGTTACTCAAATTGGTGCGGAGAATTGGAAAGACTTGGATCCTGATGAAATAAAGGTTAAATTAGATCAAATATATGATTGGAATGATAAGAAATAAAGGCTTGACAATCCTATGGAATATGATATATTGGTTGTATTATGGTACACGAATTAGACTTAAAAAGAATACTTAACTCAGATAAAGTTAGGTTAATAGATAACGCAAAAAAAGCTTGCGAAAATTCACAAACAGAATGGGCTAAAAGCTTTTGGTTTGGTGTATGGAAAACACTATGCCAAAAATATGGTCGAATGGATTTATATTTAAAGGATTTACACTAATGAATATCTTTTATGTACATAAAGATCCTGTTATTGCTGCTAAAATGTTGATTGACCGACACGTGGTTAAGATGATTGTTGAGTCAGCACAAATGTTATCAACTGCTCATAGAATATTAGACGGTACAGAATATTATGACAAGACTAAAAATGGCCGTAAGATAAAAAGGTGGAAACATCCAAATTCAAATATGGAAAAAATATTGTATCTAGCTGGTCACGTAAAACACCCTAGTACACTATGGGTTATGGATAATATATTTCATTACAGTTGGTTATACAATCATATGTTAGCTTTGAATGAAGAATTTAAAATTAGATATGGCCATACTAAAGACCATATGACAATTAGAAAACTAGGTGAACTATTGAAACACGCACCTAAAAATATACCTGTAAACAAAATTGGTACTGATCCTACACCTGCTATGCCAGATGAATGTAAAATACCTGGTGATGTTGTTGGTTCATACAGAAAATACTATATAATGAAGAAAAGAAGCTTTGCCTCTTGGAAAGCACCTGCTATTATACCTGAATGGTATTTAAATGGAATTAAAAATGAGAAAGAAGCCTAATCCAATTGCAAAACAAATTAGAACACCTAAATTTAGGCCTAGAGTTGTCAAACCAAAAAAAGGTAAAGGTTCATTTAAAAGAAATAAAGAGCCTGAAGATGGTTGGAGTGGTATAGTATGAAGATTAAAAATTTTAAAAGTTTAGAACCAAAAACAGCATTTGCTCCTAGTTGGGATTATTATATTGGTGAAAGTAATGTTGGTATAACAGATATGGTGTATTGGACAGAATTAAAAGATTTCATCTTAAAAAAAGAAAAAGAAATATTACAATCAACACAACCTAAAAGAATTGAAAACTCAGAAACAATAGATGGTTATACAGGTTTAGGTGAAAATAGTTTAACTTCCAGATTTCAACATTTTAACGTTTTAAAATGGGAAAATAGTATCATAAATCCTATTAGAGCTGCAATAAAAGAAAGATACTTAGAATTTTTAGATACATTAAATATTAAAAGAAGAAAATGCTGGGTACAGTGTTGGGCTAATGTTATGAGAAAAGGTGAACAAATAAAACCACATTTACACTCGGTTACTCCATATTGTTATTTGGGTGGACATATATCAGTAACACAAAATTTTACATCAACTTTTTATATCAATCCTATAAATCAAATAAATGAACCTGAAATTTATGAAAGTAAAAATGAAATAGGTAAATTTACAATATTTCAAAATAATATTCCACATTATACATCAATTAATGAAACAGATAGTGAAAGAATTACAATAGCTTTTGATTATATTGTTGATGAAACACCAGACATTAATAAAGATAAGTTATTTTTAATAGATGATATACAATGAGAAAAAAGAAAACTTATATACACGTGAACCAACACGTAATAAGGAGTAATAAAAAACACAATGAAAACAAACCTGTTATCACAGTTAAACAAGGATCTAAAAATACTTACTGCCACGAGGTGGCGATTAAAGGTGAAAGTCGCATTATGTATGGCGGTAATGATAAGCCTCTTTTATCTTGTGGTGCTCGTGTCGTAATAGAAACTGAAAGTGAAGTGGAAATAATAAAATGATAGAAGATGAACTAACAAAAATATCCTTAGATGAGTCTAAAAGACAAAAGAAGGTAAGAGATAATAGAGGTCTAAATATGATTAGACCATACACCTTTGAAGAAGAAAAGATTTTAAGGGACGGTTTAAAAGATAATATAGAAGAATAATGAAAAAATTAATTGCAAAAATAGGACAATTACATAGCCGTTTATTTGGTTATGTGTCAGAAAAAGCTAAAACATCTAAATGGTGGGCAATATTATTAACTGTATTAGTGATTTATGAAATAATTGAGCATATTGTTTATCCTATATTAGTACCATATTTAATTTACTTAAATTTTTGGAGTAAATAATGCCAACATATACTTTTCAAAATAAGAAAACTGGTAAACAACACACTGAATTAATGTCCATTGCAGAAATGGAAGAGTTTTTAGAGAAAAATAAGAACTACCGTCAAGTCATTACATCAATAAATATAGTTGGAGGTGTTACAGGAATTACACACAAACCAGATAGTGGGTGGAAAGAGAATTTAAGTAGAATTGCAGAAGCACACCCCAATTCACCCTTAGCTGATAGATATGGCAAAAGAAGTATTAAAGATGTTAAGACAAGAGAAGTCATAAAAAAACACGCTAAGAGAATAACAAAAGGATTAAAATAATGTCAAACGATATACCAGATTATATGCGAGGCTTTGACCTTAATGAAGATTGGGGGTTTACACCTGTTACTTCTAAACCAGAAACAGAGTCACAACCTACAATAGACCCCTCAGTTTTAGAAAATTCTAATTTAGAAATTGCAAAAGTAAAAGATGATGTTTCATCTATAAAAGCAATGATGAATGAAATTATGCAAATTGTAGCTGAAAAAGAAACTATTACAAAAGAGGTTGCAAGTGCTGAAGTAACAGAAAGATTTAAAAATATAGAAAAGGTAATTTTACCATTTTTATATAATTTAAGTAAAAGTGATGAACCTTATATACATTGGCCAAATAGAGGTCCAATTATTAAGGCTCAAATAGAGAAAATCTTAAAACTAACAAGGGGATAATATGCAAGCGAAAGCAAAACATAAAGAACTAAAAAAACAAGTAAATGAAATTGAACAAATCAGACAAAATGACAGATCAATAACATCTTGGTTTAATTTAAGAGAACTCAAAAAATTAAAACTAAAAGCAAAGGATAAATTAAATGCAATTAAGTAATAATTTTAGTCTGAAAGAAATGACAGCTTCACAGACGGCTGCTCGTATGGGTATTAACAATAACCCTAGCGAAGACCATATGAATAATTTAAAAGCTTTATGTGAAAACGTTTTACAAAAAGTAAGAGATCATTATGGTAAAGTGGTTACAGTATCTAGTGGGTATCGTAGTCCTGAATTGTGTGTTAAAATTGGCTCAAGTGTAAATAGCCAGCACGCAAAAGGGGAAGCGGCCGACTTCGAAATCTATGGCGTGAGTAACGCTGAACTATGCAAGTGGATTGCTGAAAACATAGAATTTGACCAGATGATTTTGGAATTCCATAATGTGGATGAACCAAACAGTGGGTGGATACATTGTTCTTATAAAGCTGATGGTGATAACAGAAAGCAAATATTAAGAGCATACCGTGATGAAATGGGTAAAACCAAATACACAGACTATAATCCACAGTGAAAAGAAGACCAGGCTGCTTTAAGAGCAGATCCTGAGAAGATAAAAGACCACTATATGTTATATAGGGCGTCTTAAAGGCTTGACATTTTTGTCAAACAATGTTATATTGGAGTTATTATGAAGAAATTTAAATTTATTGAATTGGACAAAAGTGTCTTGCCTAATACCAAAGGCAAAAATATAGATGGTACAAGGTTTTACGAAATAGACGGTAAAAATTATCCCTCAATTACATCTATTCTATCAATCAGATCAAAAGAAGGCTTAGAAAAATGGCGTAAGTCAGTTGGTGAAGACGCAGCTAAATGGGAAATGGGTAGAGCTGCACGTAGAGGTAAATCAGCACATACATTAATAGAACAATACATCAAAGGCGAAACACCGTCAATACGTGATGTATTACCATTAGGTCTTTTTAAACTATTAAAACCATACATAGACCAAATAGATAACATACATTGTTTAGAAACAATTATGTATAGTAAAAAATTAAAGGTTGCAGGTCAAACCGATTGTATTGCAGAATACAATGGTAAGTTGTCAGTAATTGATTTTAAAACAGCAAACAAATTTAGAGAAGAAGGCTGGGTTGAAAATTATTTCTTACAAACAACAGCTTATGCTCAAATGTATGAAGAATTGTATAATAAACCTATTGAACAATTGGTAATATTAATTGGAAGTGAAGATGGTTCTTCTCAAGCTTTTATCAAAGAAAAAAAAGATTATGATAAAAAGTTGGTTGAAGCAATAGATAATTTTTATAAATATTATCAACAAAAGAATAAAGATAAAATAAAGCAATAGATTAAAAAAGTGGCCTAAATTTTATCCTAGAAAGGCCAGATGTTTAAAAAAATATTAGTAACATTATTTACCGTATTCATATGTTCTTTTACATATGCAGATGACCACAAATACGATTTCTATTATAGTCAAATGCCTATAGTATGTGGTACTCAGGACGCAATTGAAAAGTATATAAAAAATAAACAATTCGAACCAGTTGGTATTTCATTGGGTAGATCAAATAGTGATCCAAATGGTGAACCTGTTTTTATGATAACATTTTATGCTAATCCTATGAACGAATCATTGATTACAATGGATGTGCCATCAGGTATAGAAAAATGTATTTTATTTCACACTTTTAATACAGCATTAGTACCACCAAAACAGCCTGCTTAGTATAGAGCTTGACTTTTCTAACAACCTGTGATATATTATTGTTATGTCTGAATTTAAAAATGGAATATATAAAACACTAACAAACATTATCGGTACTAGTGTTGGCCGTGCTATTATCTACACAATTGGTCACATTATAATTGCTATGACTTGTAATAGATTAATTACTGGTGCAGATTGGGCTCTTGCTGGAGCTGACGCAATCATAGAACCTTTGATAAATGGTGTATGGTATTATGTGCTTGATAGAACTTGGAGTAATAAAAAATGAACTCAAAAGAATTTTATAATATCATAGAGGGTATAGTAAAAGAAAAAAGAATATCATATATGGACGCTGTGCTATGGTATTGTGATGAAAATGAAATTGATACAGCAAATGTTGGTCCTTTAATTTCAAAAAATCTTAAAAGTAAAATAGAAATAGAAGCACAAGAATTAAATTGGTTACCTAAAACTGGTAAACTTCCTGTATAATTATGTATGATGGCTTTTCAGTTTATAAAACATATTTGGCAGTTAAACTACATTTTACCACTGATAAATATGATTACCACAAATATGAAGGAGCTGTAAATGCAAAACTTGAAACCTTTACAAAAAGAAACGACAGATACTTTTTCCACAAACTTAGTAGAATCTACAACGATAGAGAAATACTTGGTTTCTTTCTTTCAAACTTTCTTTACGATAGTAATAAATGGATTGGTTCTCTTTTACGAAATGATGGAAAAGATGTTTACTTGGACTGGAAAAAAAGGCAAGACGCTTTTGACTACCATTTTAAGCAAGATTGTTTATTGGTTTATAATACTTTTAATGATAAGCGGCTTTCTTTTAATGATGGTTTTAGTGTTTTTAGTGGTCAGCATCCAAGATTTCTTCAATTACTGTTATCAAAAAAGATTTCATACGAAACTGCTATCGTATTTGAAGACACTATACAATATAGTAAAAAATGGAATAAAGAAATTAAAGAAAAAATTGTCTGGCCTGCTGTAGCAAAAAAATTAGCAAAGTATAAAAACTTTGTTAAATATAATAGTACAGCTATCAGAATGATACTAAAAGAAGTTTTTGTAAGTGGAGAATGAGTATAGTTTTTTGTATAGGTAATGGTGAAAGTAGAAAAGGTTTTGATTTAGAAAAGTTAAGACCATACGGAAAAATATATGGGTGCAATGCCTTATATAGAGATTTTACACCAGATGTTTTGACAGCTGTTGATCCTGGTATTACACACGAGATATACCATAGTGGTTTTGCATTTAAAACTGAATGTTGGTTTAGAAACTGGAATAAACAGAATAAAGAACAATATGACAGATTGGTTTATGGAGATTTAGAGGATGAAAAAGTAAACAATTTAAAATCTTATTTAATAAATCACAAAGAAAATGATAAAGGCGATAGTACAGAATTTGTTGTACACGGTTCATCATACAAAAACAAATATAGTATTTACGAAAGATATATTAATAAACCTGATATGTTAAGTCAAATGGATAGAGAATTAAATCATTCTGGTTTACACGTAAGTTGGATTAAAAAAGATTTAGCAAATAACATTACAGATATACAAGGTAAAGATAAAGGTTGGTCAACAGGTCCAACTTCAGCTTGGATTGCAATAAAACAATGTCAACCAAAAGAATTATATATGATAGGTTTTGATTTTACAAGTAATACAGGCAATATCAATAATGTTTATAAGGGTACAGATAATTATTATAGAGTTGATAATCCTAAAACACCAGATGTAAATTGGAGAAATCAATGGTCACAAATTATAAAAGAAAATCCTAATATAACTTTTTATAAGGTAAATGAAAGTGATGATATATCAAAAAGAACAAATGTACCATTACCTGAATTTAAAAATTTTAAAAATGTGAGATATACAACTTATGAAAAATGTTTTTTTAATAGGTAATGGTGAAAGTCGTAAAGACTTTAATTTAAATAAATTAAAACCAAAAGGTAAAATTTATGGTTGTAATGCTCTTTATAGAGATTTTACACCAGATGTATTAATATCTGTTGACCACGGCATAATGCACGAGATATATCACAGTGGTTATTGTTATGAGAATGAAACTTGGTTTAGAGATTGGAACAAATTACCAGGTATGATGTACGAAACACTTATGCCACCATTAAATGAAAATGACATTAGAAATGAAAATGATAGAAAAGGTTGTGATGAATTTGTTATGCACGGTTCAAATGGTGAGGGTGAGGTAACTATTTTAAGAGAAGACGGCACAACATATAAAAAGAATGTAAAACAAAATGTTACCACTGTAAGCTGGGTAAGACCAGATGATAAAGTAAAAAATATAAATGACATAATGCCAAATTATATTGATATAGGTTGGGCTAGTGGTGCAACAACAGGTTATATAGCTTGTAAACAAGATAAACCAGAAAATGTTTATTTGATAGGACACGATTTAGTAAGTGATTCCAATTTAGTAAATAATGTTTACAAAGGTTCTAAGTATTATAAGATACCACAATCTCAAGCAGTACCACCACATCAATGGATACAACAATGGAAAGAACTATTTGACACCAATCCAGATGTAAAATTTTACAAAGTAAATAGTGGTGAGGGTAAGACCTCTCAACCTATAAGAGAGTGGAAAACAGTAAGTAATTTAAAATATATCGACCTAAAAAAGCTTGACAATTTGCTTGGTTTATGATATATTAATAGAAATGCTGGATAGTATAATATATAGAACGTTAGATTGGTTGATACCAAAACTACAAAGTTTTAGAGAGTGGATGATTAAAAGGTCGCTTCCTAAAGGTGAGAATGCTAGTGAATGGGCAAAGAAAAATGCCAAACGCAAGTAGAACTCTTATAAA